GCAGTTGGGCCAGTATCTTCTTCTGTTATTGTGATGCTCTCTGCCATTTAGAAATCTTCCCTTTTAGTTGGGAAGGGATTTCCTTTGAGTATGGAAGGTGCAGCCAGTGGCTTTTTGTCAGGCTCTACGGATGGTTCATCCTTCGCCTTGTCTTTGGTTTTCGACATAAGAATTTCCTAATGCTTTTACGCCCTCTTGAACGGCTGAAGGCCCAGCTTGCATAGCCATAGCTTGCATCTGCGCTTGCTGTTGTTCTTGAGCGATTTGTTCTTGTGATTTAATTAAACCATCAGTCTCGATACCGAGAGCTGTGGCTCTTCTTTTGATGTAATCTTGTAGGTTTACATATTGCTGTAATACTTCTGGCCCTAACGCTTGTGACATACCTTGAATAAACATATCGAGTTTACGCAAGTCATGCCCTCTTCCAAGTGCTTCCATACCAGTAACGATTGTAGGTTTTACAACACTGTCTGGTAATTTTGGTAATTTCTTAGCTTTGGTTAAGACATCAATCTTACGGTTCACGTATGGTAACTGAAACTCTTGAGATAGAATTGAATATATCCCAGACAAGGTATCTTCAAGTTCACCTGCAAGATACCTAATTTCTTCTGCTGTTACCCGTTCACCATTACGCTGAACAGATGACTGAAGCATGAATTGTTGGGAAAGACGTTCCTCAATACCGCCCATAGCCTGGTAGGCCACACGGAAATCGTTAAATTTTTCCATCTGCAATACAGATACATCATTACTATTACCCTCAATGATAGCTGTATTTTCAGCTTGTGCGATTGTTCGCATACGTGTTGTGCCGTTGGGGTTTACCATGAAAAGAACTTTTGCAGCTGCGGCTGCGCCCTCAACAATAGCTTGTGATAATCCTTCAAGAGACCGTAAGTCTCCTAGAAGTTCTTCAACAAACCCTCGACCATAATCTTCACCATCAATGCGTGAGAAGCGTAAAGGTAAGAAAGGTACGTTTTCCTTCTTATATTTACCCTTAGACCCAGAAACGACTGAGCCTTTGCATTCTTGATAGACGGTAAAGAATTCATTTTTTCGTGTGACGTGAGTATAAATCTCAACGGTTTTTTCATCACCTTCGAGTTTACCAGAGATATTAGCAGCAGTCGCTTTGTCTAATGCGTTAGGTGAGACATGCTCTACAGTAACAATTTCTAAGACATCACCATTTGGTGAGCGAGATACAACATAACTATCTAAATGTACTACTCGTGTTTTTTCAGCACCAACTTGTAACAATACGTTACCGCCAATGATTAAGTGTTTAAGTGCCTCATGCACCGCAACTCTATCGCCAGATGTTTCAATCTCAGACATGACCGCCCGTTCGTATTCACCTAGCTGTTGCTCTATTTGTGTACGAGCTGCATCATCTTGAGCTATATCTTTAAGGGTATAAGGCTCGACCATGAATCTAAAAAATGGTGAATTGGGTGGCATGAGAGCCAGTGACAATTTGGATGCTAAGTTATTTACACCCCTCGCACCTATGCCTTGAAACGGTGTGTATAAATCACTTGTTTCATTGTGGACATCAGGTGGTATGAGAGATGGTATTGTTAGTTCCGAGCAGTCTCTGGCTCTATCTAAGTAAGATTGTCGTGTCTGTTCGAGTTGTCGGTAACGAGCTTCTGCTGTTCCCATACTCATTTAATTCTCACTTGTTAATTTGAAGACCAGTGTTCTTATCTACGTTTGATAGAGTAGGGTCTAAGTCTACTTTTAGCTGTGACGTACCTGCAGCCTTATCAGCTACTGCACCTTTTTCTTCAGCTGTTCCACTTTCTGGTGAAGATGGGTCATACATATTTGTCATGACTGGGTTCACTTCTGGTGGGGCTGGTGGTGGTGGAGCTGGTGGCGGGGGTGGTGGTGGTGGGTCATTTTTTGGTCCTCCTCCAAAGCACATGATATTATTCTCCTAATGATGAAGCCAATTGGTCTTCATGTATTGTATTTAAAAATTTGATAATTGAGCGTTGTCCTCCACGCCACATAAGTTCTTGATAGTTTTCATCAAGACTTGGGCTTTTATCTGGGAAGCGTTTGTTCAATTCATCGATTAGTTCATTCGAAACGTGTGGAAACATATGTATTCCTCTTTAGTGCAACTAACAAAACTTGCCCCATATAGGGACAAGCTAAGTAGTTAATTATTATTCACAGCTCTTTTGACCTGTATCTGGGTCAATAAAACAAGCCTCTGCGTTAGGTTTTTCTTTAGATGGAACTTCATTCAAAATTCCGTATCTCTTTCCAGCTGCACGAAATGTCGTTATGCCTTTGCATCCAGCCTTCCATGCATCCGAGTATAGCTCTTTGAATTCATCATAAGTTACATTATCTCCAACATTACATGTCTTTGAGACTGCAGCATCTGCATATTGTGAAGTCAAAGCGAGTACCGCAAGGTGGTCTTGTGCTGAGATTTGATTGGCAGTACGCCCATGCACACCGTGTCGATACGCATAATCTTCTACACGTTCAACTTGGTGACCATCAAATTGTTGGATAGTCCTATCAAAGAAGAGAGCAAAAGGTGGTTCAATTCCACTACTCACATTGTCAGCAGTCAGCGATATAGTCCCTGTTGGTGCAATAGATGTGAGGTGTGAGTTTCTGATACCATTGGTTTTAATCTTATCTTTGACCCAATCTGGTAAAGTTTGGACAAATCTACTCTTCATGTATTTCTCTTCATCATAAAGAGGGAATGCGCCTTTCTCTGCAGCCAAGTCTGTACTTGCAGAATAAGTATAATCTCTCAGTGTTGATAAGATAGCATTTGCAAATTCCATAAACTCTTCTGATGCATAGGGTTTGCCACACATTTCAGCTGCGTTTGCTAGACCTGTAATGCCTAGACCCATACGGCGTTTGTTCTCTGCTTCTACCTTTTGTGCTTCAAGCGGGTAGATTGCCCTGTCAACAACATTGTCCATAGCTCGAACTACAGTACCAATATCACTGATATAGAGGTCAAATTTAAATTCACCTTCACTTACATATTTTGTAAGATTGAATGAGCCAAGTAAACATGCACCATAGGGTGGTAGAGGGACTTCGCCACATGGGTTTGTACTTTCTATCTTCTCACAGTAGTACAAATTGTTCATATTATTAATGGTATCTACGAACAAAACTCCGGGTTCAGCCCAGTCCCAAGTCGACCTCATAATCATATCCCAAAGAGCTACAGGGTCTACTTCACGATATACTTTCCCATCGAACTTCAAGGGGAAAGGTTTGTTTTGCTCAAGGCATTCCATGAACTCATCAGTCACACCAACAGAAATATTGAAGCCACCAAGTGTGCTACCATCATTCTTAGCTGTTATGAATTGTTCAATATCAGGGTGGTCAATTCTAAGGACACCCATTTGTGCGCCACGTCTGTGACCACTACTTGCAATAGTCTGACAGACAGCATCAAATATTTTCATAAATGAAACTGCACCAGATGCTTGGCTTTCAAGGGATTTGATACGGTCACCTCGTGGACGCAAGCGGCTGAAATCGTATCCGATGCCACCGCCACGTCGCATTGTTTCAGCAGCTTCAGTGGCTCGCTGCATGATGCAGTCCATACTGTCATCAATAGTGCCAGACACAAAGCAATTATATGCCGTGGTCTGACGGGCTGCACCCATCGCATTTTGCACACGACCTGCAGGTAGAAATCGCATATATCGCATAGCATCTTTAAAGTCTTCAAAATGCGTTGCATCGTCCTTGAGAGCGTCTGCAATGCGCACAACTTTTGAGTAAAAATCTTCGCCTGTTTGGCGGTATTTAACTTTATCAATTTCTTCTGAGATAGGCATTGATGGGCCATAAGGTTGGTTGTGATTTATGTTCATCTTTTATCACCATTGCCTTTCAGTTTACCTCGTTGTTTTCGGGATTGGAGTTTGGCAATATTTTCAGAGGCCAATTCTGATAATGGCTTGTTATGAATGCGGGCTAATTCTGAAATGAACCAGAGAACATCTCCACATTCTGCTAAGATGTCTTCCATTGGATAGGGTCTATCTGAGCGATAATATTTGGCAATGTGTCCTGCAACTTCACCTGCTTCTGAGGCAAGTCCAAGGCTTAAATACTCAAGCGCAGTCTTCTTTGAGTATATTGCAGTAGTCTCTGCAGCCTTTTGATAATCGTCGAATGTATTCATATAGTTACTAGACACTCCTAATCTAATTGTTCGATACGCATCTCGCAATATCGTATTGTTTTTTGCAGGTCAGTTATTTCTGATTGCACTTGTGTTTGGTTTGGATACAGCTTCATACCTGCACGACTTGCGTACTTAATTATGTTGCCTCTCCAAAATTCCATATCGTTGAGCATGATGTATTCAGCAGGTTCTATTCTGTAGTTTGAATAGTGTTGCGGATTAATCACTTCTTCATCTATTTTGGTGTCCATGGGATTACCTCTTTTGTTTCAAAATTGTATTCGGATGCACGACAAATACGGGCGACTTGTGCTTGTATGAGAGCCACCTCTTCTGACAATTTTTTCTTTTTGAAAGTTGCTAAAGTTGCATCCCAAAGGTCTGCACTTGTTTTACAATCTGCTAAAATTTTTTCTGCAGTTTTTGGCCCTACGCTGGGGCATCCAGAATAGTTGTCACTAGCGTCACCACAAAGGGTTTGCATCATGTGATTATAGTCAGCTTCGAACTCTGTAATTGTTCTAGCTTTTGTATCTTTTGCAGGGTTAAAAATTTTACATGGAATTGTATTGAGGTCTTTATCCTCTGAGACAATAATACACTCTTCTCTTGAAGATGTAGCAGTAATGCCTAGCAAGTCGTCTGCTTCCAATCCCTCAATGATAATGGCATTGAACTGCGATTGCATCCAATTACGCAGAAACTGAAGAAGCATAGGCTTACGCTTATCGTCTCTGTTGGCCTTATATGATGGGAGTATTTCCTTTCTCCAGTTGTTTTTCCCAGTTAAATATAGGGATGTGTAACCTTCACCCAGTATCTTAGGTAAGTTAGCAAAGTAATTGAGACAGTATTCCATGGCATCATGCTCATAGGCATGAAGCGTCCATAGGCCATCACCCCAATTGGTAGGCTGTTCTGCAGCAGTTGCGGCCTTGAAAGCCACAATGTCTGCATCGACTAGAAACTTTGTCATTGTATCTTACCTCCATCTATACTGTGAAGGAGGTTTGGTTTTTTCTGCGTTTCCAACATCGTGTTCAAACAAATACTCGCTGCAGTGTGCGTGATTTGCTTCATGTGTTCATCATTTTTTAAACACGATTTATTTAAAGAGGCTATGCACTCGCACATTGCATGTACTACAGCTACGTCTAAATCAATTTCTGTCATATATATCCTATGGGTTTGGTTTAATATTAAACTAATGTTTATTTTAAGAACTTTGCTTCACGTTTGAAGTGAACAATTCTATGACAATTGGCACAAAGTAAGTGGCATTTGTCTGCTTCTTTTATGAGGTCTTCCCACTTTCTAGCCATATTACGCTGGGATAATGGGAATTTCTTTTGCTCTGGGTCTTTGTGATGGAAGTCAAAGGCGACATATAATGGAGAGGCATTACATCTCTCACATACGCCACCTTTATAAGCGACTAAATCACGTCTACGACTGTTACGTTTACTTCTTTGTTTGTCAGTGGGTATCTGCCCATGTCTGACCCTGCTTGTATTCACCCGTGAGCGGGCATCGCAGTTCGTAGAATTCCCCAGCAAGTTCAAAAGATTTGACTGCTTCTCGTCCGACAATATCGGCTAACTCCTTTTTGCATATGACTTGGATTTCGTCATGGACGTGCGCCACAAGTGCGTAGTCCTTTCCAAATTCGTAGCCCATGCGGGTTAAGTTTTCGTAGAATATGACTGTTGCTCTCTTCGCCAGGATTGCCCCAGCTGATTGCAACAGCATGTTTAATGCAGAATGTTCAGACCTAATTGGTAGTGTTCGACCATCTAATCCAGTTAATGAACCTTTAGATTTCACACTTTTGATAACAGCTTCACGCAGTATCTTGATTGCAGGTGTCGCTCTCATGAATTTCTTTATGAGTTTACGACCCTCAGTCTCACTACCACCAACGATAGAACCAATCTTTGCAGCACCTGCCCCATATAAAAAACCATAAATAAACGTCTTTGCATTACTTCTCGTAGGCAAACCAGCCGAGCGTTGATTCATGGAATGCACGTCCCCAGAGGAAACCTCATTGGCATATATTCCATCGTCATACTTAGCCATATAATGAGCCAAGCAGACTAATTCTAAGGATGATAGGTCTGCGCCAACAAGCACATTGCCCTTTGGTGCATAGAATAATGAACGGCATTCAACACCGTAAGGCGCACTAACACTGGGTGTTTGAGAAACATTGGGTCTATTATGTGTGCAGCGGAAGGTTGCAGTGCCTGATGTAATCACCTGACCATGCATTTTTCCGTTACGCTCCAACTTGAGCCATGCGTTTTGTCCAGTTGCCAGTTGGCCCATACGTTTATTCAGTAGTAAGAACTCACATAAGAGGTCTGCTTCTTCATAATCAAGCTGCTTTAGTACGTCTTCATCCACTTTAGGCTTACCATTTGTGGTATATTCAGTGGGTTTCCAACCATGTATGACCTTCAATCTGTCTGCAATATGGTCACGACTGGCTGGGTTAAAGACAATGCCCTTCACTTTGAACGTCATCACACCCTTCTCATAGCCTCGTGTTTTGTTATTCACTTTGGGTATGAACGGGGTGCGTATTTCCCAAGGCGGGAATGCTTCTTGTAGTTGAGCCTCCAAGATTGCCTTACGAGTTTGTAACTTCTCTAAGAGTTTGTTTGCAGCTGGTACATCGAAGTGAAACCCATGGGCTTCTTGCTTGCGAATAATAGCTGCAAATTCATGTTCAAGCAGCACACTTTCTGGTGTCGGTTTTTTGCTTAAAATCTTATCATAGAGCGTGAGGTTTGAATAAATATCACCCTCACAATAAGTCTGCATTTCTGTCGACCAATGCTCCCAACCAGCTTCATAAGTGATTTTGTGAGTGCCTAATCTATGCCCCCACGCTGCCAATGAATGTGACCCAATAAGTTTTCTTGGGAACTCGGCATTTTTCTTTATGTAGTTGAAGTCGTTCTGCTTTAAATCTGACCACACGAGACGGGATAAAATGAGTGTATCGTGTAGCTCTCCAAGGTAGGTAAACCCATAAACTTTAAACAAAGCTGGCAGGTCAAACCCCTGGATATTGTGACCAATAAGTAGTTCTGCGTTGCCTAATATCTCAAGGCCATCTTTAATAGATGTGTATCCTGGTTGGTCTGCACAAGATAGCATCTCTTTTGTGTCGACATCTAGCATAACCAATGAGTGACAAACATCAAGTTCATCTAATAAACCATTGGTTTCTATATCGAATAATATACGTTTCAAATAAGTCCCTCTCGACTAACTGTTAAAAATCTTCTGTGGTTTCAGTCTCATCTTCAAATGTATTTGGGTCTTCAACCTCAGTCATTCGACCACTCGACTTATCGTAGAAAACGTAACAACCCACTCCTGTTTCTCCCGTAAATCTGTTTTTCAAAACACGGATAGTTGAAACATTTGGAGTGTCAGATTGTTGGTCACGCTCTACGCCCAAACAGATGTCACTGAGTTGAGCAATTGCTGCACTTCCTCTGAGTGAATTTAGGTTGGTTTCGAGGCCGTTTTCCCAGCCTCTATCGCCTGATGGTCGCTTCAAATGTGATACGAGAATGAGGCCAAGACCTGTCTCTTCACATAGTGAACGCAGCTGGGTCATTATGGAATCAATTGCTTTACGTTCATCATGATTTTCTTGAGAACTTACAACGATTGATAAATGGTCTAAAACGACCCAGCCTACGCCACATGCTTTGGATAAATAGCGAATACGATTTAACAGGTTATCAGTCGCCATCGACCCAAAATGGTCATACAAAAACACACGTCCACTTCCAACGGTTTCGTCAAAAGCAACACGCAGTTCTCCTTCAGTCACGCCTTCTCTGGCAATATGCAGTGGTTTGTTCATGGATAATCCCATGAGCGACAGAGCTGTGCGTTTCGTGTTTTCCTCAAGAGCAATGTAACCAATGCTCTCTCCACGTTTTAAGAGTTCATAACTAATCTCTCGACACACTTGGCTCTTGCCGACCCCAGACCCTGCGGTAATTGTGACCAACTCACCCCGCCTCATGCCTAATGTTTTCTCGTTTAGCTTTGCAAATGGGTAATCAATAGAGGGAATTTCATCATCTTTGATAATGTCCTCCCACATATTCTTGCCATCTATAATCCCATCAGGGCGATAGACTTTGGCATCCCACATGGCACTTACAAGTTCGCCATGCTTATTTGCAACGAGCATTTCGTTGGCATCTTTCAGTGGCAAGGTGGTTATATATGCCTTTCCAACGGATAATACGGATGCAACTTCTTGGGCAGCGGTGCGCCCAGCAGCATCATTATCGAAGCATATGACCACTTTGTCATAGCTTTCACAGAACTCTAATGAGTTTGCGACAGCCTTTTTTGCACCCGCTGCGCCAGTTCCAACGCTTACGACAGGAAACTTATTACCCTGGACTTGGCTCATAGAGAGTGCGTCTATCTCACCTTCAGTAATGACAAGTATCTTGCCACCCTTATTGCGAAATAGATGCTGACCAAAGAGGCCAGCTTTCTTTGTATCTCCAATAAACTTGAACTGTTTATCTTTGAAACGCAGCTTTTGTGCGACTGGGTTGCCTGTACTATCACGGTACGTTGCAATTTGTACGGCTTCGCCATGGTAGTCGCCTAATGTGTAACCATATTTACGGCATGTTTCTTCAGTTATGCCACGCCTTGGTAAGGCTTGTGCTTCCCCAAAAGGAAGTAAATCTTGATTCATACGTGTTCCACTTGATTTTTCTTCTCCATCACCTCTGGTTCTTGTGGTGCAAGAGAAACAATAGGTATGCCCATCGCTATAGATGGCTCTGGCATCAGAGCTACCGCACGATGGGCATGGTTCTTTGCGTAGATATTCGCTTTCGCTATCCAGCAAATGAATAGACCGCATAGCGTGAACCACTTGGTGCAGTTCGAAGGGTGCTATGAATGTCGTGACCTAGTTTTTTCAAATCATAGATAACAGCAGCTAAACGCCAGATGTTATAGTTTGATTGCGCCTCAAGTGGTGAGATTGAGCCGTAGTTTTCAAGATGGTATTTTACTTTTTGCAATTGTGTCATTGTCAATATTCCTATTTGTCAGGTGTAAATGATTGGCCCACCAGGGCGGTGAGCCATTAAGTTTAAATTGTTGGGATGATTTCATCGGTTTCATACCAATGACCTGCATCAAAGTTTGGGCAGGTCTTACCCTTGTCGAAATCAACGTGGCCTTTGACCGTAGCAGTTGGGAATTCTTCAGCGATTAGTTTATCTATTGTCTCTCGCAAGACAGCCATTTGCTTGTCGGTATAATTGATTTCGGGATTGGGGTTATCTTGGCGCATACCTCCGATAAGGCATATGCCCACAGTAAATTTATTTTTTCTGCGAACATGTGCGCCAGCTCTATGTAAGGGTCGTCCAAACTCCAGTGTGCCATCACGTTTAATTACGAAATGATAACCACACCCTAAAAATCCACGTTCTCTATGGAGACGGTCAATTTGTCTTGCGCCTATATCCATTGATGGGGGTGTTATTGAGCAGTGGACGACGATATATTTAACGTCTTCCTTATTCATTGAGCCAACTTTCAGGCACTAATCCTTTGGCGTATTTGAAGCCATGCTTCTCACACCATTTGCCATATGTTGTTGATGATTGTTTTGATATTTTGGTATTCGGATTGGAAAAGACCATACGAATATCAAGGTGAGGATGCTGCGCTTTTACGAGCAACATCTTTTGGCGGTCTGCGGTAACAAACCTGCCCTTACTTTCTACTACGATTACTTTACCACTCTTGGTGGTGACGTAGAAATCTGGTGTATAATGTGCAGTGCGTGTTGGAACTTGGTATGCAAGCCTATGCTCCTCATACTCAAAACTTACGCCTTTGCTGTGAAGGTCTGAGGCCAGACTTTCTTCTAAGCCTGACCTCCATCCATTCTTTATTGCTCTTGCTCGTAGTGCAGAACGGGCGGGTGATACCCTGCCCGTCTTAGAAGTCAGCTGCAGTATCCATTTCATCTGATGTGAAACTCTCAGTGACTGGAGCTTTTTCTTCAGCTTTAAACCCATCTTCATCATCAAACATTGAGACAACATTGCCATTCAGTGGTGATACAAGATTTATGATTTGTACTGCTTGTGGACGTAGAGCTAGACCAAAAGCCTTATTGGTAGACATTGCATAAGGTATTACAGTTGCAGCTATCTTAACTTCAGAGCCGCCTCCGATTTGTGCATCTGTTGGTGTGCGAGACGCATCTACAATAGCAACTTTCATGTCTATTGAACGCCCATCATGGGTCTGTATCTTTGCCTTCTGCTTAAATTTAAAAAGATAGTAACCAGTAAGATTACCTTGGTCGTCTATCTCTTCTTCATATGGTGTGGTGACATTGAAACGTGATAACTTTGGGTCACGCTTTATAGATGCTTCTTTGTATGTCTTTAAGATTTCATCTAATTGTTTGATAAGAGGAGCAGCATCTTCCGCTTCTACTTTTAATGTCACTTTATATTCGCCGTCTGCGTTGAACTTAGTGTCTGGCTTGTTGAGCCATGGGTAAACACATGTTGCTTTTGGGGTAACGATTTTAATTTTTTGTTGAGCCATATAGCTTCCTTATTGATATTTTTGAATGTCCAAGCCCGCTTCAAGAAGTTTGGTGAGAGTATCTATTGGGACGGGATGTCCATATTTTGTTAGGTACTCAGCGAGGTGGAGGTGTATTGTTATTGGTGGTTGCGCCATAAAAATCCTTTCACTAGCTATGGTGCAACCTTTGAAATCACTTCAAAAGTGAATACGTTTACGCAAAGAAGAATTCACTGTTTCTTACGTCTGTCAAATCCAATGAACCCTTTGTAGGTGGCATAGGTAAGACGGTATCTGTCAGCTCTTGCGTCTGCAGACGGAACAACTCAAACGGGTCATTAGCAACGTATAGGTCAATGAATGCCTCACGTAGACACGCACTCAACATTGGAATGTCACTCGCATGACACCCAAAACTATCATGTATCATCGCAAAATGAGTGACACCATTATAACGTGCTAGGTTTACTGTCATTCTTAGGTGACAGCTATCAAGTGAATGCACAACATTTGGTGAAATACCATTTGATTGTTTCTTCCTATCCATCTTACCTATTTTTTCTTCTCTCAGACTTAGATAGACCATCTTATCCCCTAGCTTGGTCTTGATACGTCTGCGCTTGGTATCAGGATAGCTTTGCATGACAGGAAATCCATCAATTGTCGTCCATGATATAGGTAAGTTCTCTGTCGCTAGGATACGGGCGCAGTTTTGCAACCATGCCATTCCATCTTTGGCTGCAATCACAGTTTCATTGATGCTATCCCAAATATGTTTTGCCAAATACAACGCAGCCTCAAACTCTAAACCATCGAGTGGAGAGGTATATGACAGGTCTTCTTGTCTACGTTTTGTATCTGTATCCGTGATATATTCAGATAAGAACTGCCTACCTGAGTAGAGTGTAGAGCCATAAACTCTGCACATTGTCATGCGTTTTGCAGCC